GCGGGAAATGGGCATCCCGCACCTCCGCCCCGTCCCTACGCATCGGCGGGACGGGTCGGCCTTGGCCCGGATGGAGACCCTGGGGTACGACATCCGCATGTACAGGATCATCGGTCCCCGGGACGGGGAGGTCTGGTGGGTGGCCGAGGCGGTCTATGAGGGCCGGGTGCTAACCAGGGCCCGGGCGACAGAGCGGGAAGAGGCGCTGAAGGCCCTGGCGGGCGAGCTGGGGGTGTCGTCATGAGCCTTCCCCTTCCCCCCGACCTGCCGGAAGAGGTGCGGCGTGAGCTGGAGGGCCTGGCCCAAAAGAACCCCGCCCTGGCCAAAAGCCTCCTCAAGGTCTGGGAGGCCAAGCGGGCCAAGGAGGCCAAGGACAGGGAGGCCCCCACGCCCAAGGAGGAGGCCCCCCAAAGGGCCGCTCCAACCCCCCCGCTAAAACGGCCGATAACCACTCTCCAAAGCACCCCCCCTACTCCTACTACCCCCCCGGCCTCGGAGGCCCCTCAGCGGCCCTCTGCTGCTTCTCCGTCAGGAGAACACTGGGAGAGCCCGGCCGACATCCGCACTTGGGAGTGGCAGGACCTCCTTTCCAAGGCCGAGACCTCCATCCGGCGCTTTGGCCACTGGGAGCGCCTGGGCCCCCTGGCCCCCATGGTCCGGCTCCTGGTGGCCCACGCCATCCGCTTTGGGGCCCGGCTGGACCCCAGCCGCGAGGCCCACGTCTTCCTGGCCCAGTGGGAGCTGGCCGCCATGCTCGGGGTCTCCGAGCGCACGGTGGAGCGGTGGCTGCACGACCCCCGCTACGAGCGCTACCGCCAGGCGGCCCGCATGTGGATCTCCTGGGAGACCTGGTACACCGAGGGGGAAGGGATAGGCCGGCCTGGGGCGGTCCGGGGCGGCACGGTCTGGCGGGTCCGGGTCCGGCCCCTGGCCCGGCCCCGGAAGGTCCTGGCCCCCTACCTGCGGGTGCCCTGGCGGGACCTCGGGACGGACAAGGAGCAGGGCCGGACCGCAAAGGTCCTGAGCCTGCCCGACTCAGTGTCGGGATATAAAGAGGCCCTTAAGGTAGGTAGGGGAGTAACCCTCCAAGGCGTAGTGGGCAGGCCGTTAGCCACGCTCGTGCAAAAAACCCCCGTTACTCCTTTAGATCCCGACACTGCCCTGGGCGCCACCCGGGACCTCCGGGCCCTCCTCCGGGCGGCCAGCGTCCCGGGGGGGCGGGAGGGGCGGCGCTCCTGGGCCCAGCAGGTGGCCTCGGCCATCGCCGGGGCCCTGGGGGACGGCCATTCGGCCAGGTTTTGGCTCCGGGTGGTCTGGGCCGCCCTGAAGGCGGTCCTCTTCGGCGGGGGGGAGGGGGCCCTGCGCCTCCTCCTCCGGGTGGTCTACATGGCCAAGGAGGCCCGGGAAGACGGCTTCGCCAAGAGCCCGGGGGCCTACGCCCAGGCCCTCCTTCGGCGGGAAGGGTTCTGGGACCTGGTGGCCCCCTTCCAGCAGTTCAAGGTGGGGGTGGTGGCGTGAGGCTGGACCGCTTGAACCTGGCGAACCTTCGGGACGTGTTCAGGGACATGGTGCAGGAGGCGCTGGAGAACCCGGGCCAGCTGGTTCGGCTGGCCCTTCCCACTAGCCCCTCGGACGGGGTGCAGATCTTCCTGCGCCTCGAGGGCGGGACCCTCTACCTGGCCATCCGCAGGCCCGGGGGTAGGGAAGACCCCAGGGAAGTCCAAGCCCTGGCGAAGGAGATGGGCCTGGAGATCCGCAATGGCCCCTACCGGGTGGAGGTCCCAAGGAGCCAGCCGGCGGGGCCCTTCAAGAAGACCCGCGCCTTCCTGGTGGCCGAGTGCGACCTGAGCCCGGCGGTCTGGGGGAACAGGGGAAGTATGGGGGCGGCATGAGGGTTCTGAGCATGGGCGGCGGGGTCCAGTCCAGCACCCTCTTCTTCATGAGCATTCGCGGGGAGATCCCCGCCTATGACGCCGTGGTGTTTGCGGATACCGGCTGGGAACCCAGGAAGGTCTACGAGTGGCTTGGCTTCCTGGAGGAGGAAGCCAGGAGGGTGGGCCTTCCCTTTATTCGGGTATCGGCGGGAAACATCCGGGAAGATGCCCTGCGTAAGGTCCGGGAAGGCACGCGGTGGGCCGCCATGCCTTTGGTGGTGGAAGGGCCAAGCGGCTTGGGCCGGCTTCCGCGGCAGTGCACCCAGGAGTACAAGGTAAAGCCGATTAGGGCCTGGATCCGCCAAGCCCTAAAGGAAAGGGGAGAAAGGGTAGCCCTCCTCTCCCTCGGTATCTCCTGGGACGAGGTGGAGCGCATGAGGCCGTCGGAGGTCCGGTACATCGTTCACCAGTTCCCCCTGGTAGAGCGTAGGATGACCAGGGACTCCTGCCTTTCGTGGCTCCACCGCCACGGCTACCCTACCCCGCCCAAGTCATCATGTCTGGGGTGCCCGTATCATTCCGACCGATACTGGAGGGCTCTCCAGAGGGAAAGCCCTGAGGAGTGGCAGGACGTCCTGGCCTTTGACCTGGAGATCCGGCGTATTCCTGGAGTGCGGGGGCGGTGCTACCTGCACCGTGCAGGCGTACCACTGGGAGAGGTAGACTTGAACTCAAAGCAGGACCTTTTTGGTGAGGACTGCTCTGGGATCTGCGGGGTGTGAAATGGAGAGGAACAAGCTTGAGCGCCCTGGTGGTGCTTGGCCTCATGGCCCTTCTATGGCTCAACAACAACCCCCCCAAGCCCGCCCCCGCCTCCCCTTCCCCCACCGAGACCCGCATCTCCCTTCCCCAGGCCCAGCCCTCCCCTACCCCGGCGGCCCAGCCTTGCCAGGGGCACATCTGGTACGTGACCCGAAGCGGGGCGGAGGTGCGCTTCGGCTATACGGGGAGTGCGGAGCGGGTGCGCCTGGAATGGCCGGGGGGTTCCTACGAGGTGGCGGTGGCGGACGCCTGCACCGGCACGGAGTGCAGGGCCACCCTGCCCCGTCCCGCCCTGTCGGAGGTACGCATCAGACTAGACGCGTGCCCGTGGGAGCAGGTGCCTTGACACCTAGAGGCGTGTTATTATGCGGGCATGGAAGAACTGAGGAAGGGCCGTCCGGCCAAGCGTCTCATTGAGTTGGCCACGCGGAAGCGGGAACCCATACCGATTGAAACCCAGCCCCTTTCCGTCCTCCTGCACGTCCTTTTGGGAAATCCTCAGGCCGCGCGGGCCCTTGACCGGGCGCTCCAGGGGGACATCCGGAACATCCACGGCTGGGACATCCGGGATTTGGAGGCCCTGGAAGGCGTGGGGCCGGGGACGGTGGGGAAGCTGGCCGCCCTGTTGGAGATCATCCGGCGGCTGGTGAAGCGGCCTTCTACGTAGCGTCCCTACGGGGTGTCCCTACGCCCCGTCCCTACGCATCGTAGGTACGGGGTGGGCTTTTTTTCTCCCGCCTAAAGCCGTTCCATGAGGGCATGGCCACCACCTACAGGCGCGTGCCCGTGGACCCCCAGAAGCCTTTGGGGCCCGGCTTGTACGAGGTGGTGCTGACCCACCAGAGCGGGGACCTGTCCCGGGTCACGCGGTCCAGCCTGGAGCAGGCCCTGCAGAAGCAGTACGGCCCCGGGGTGCGGGTGCTGGACTGGGGAAAAAGGGGCGGCGACCTGGTGATCCGGTTGGAGGTGAAGGAGGTCTCCACCTCCTCCGCGCCGTCCTCTTCTACCCCCTCCACCCCTCCCCCGGCCTACGGAGGCGCGGGCTGCGGGTCCCTCATGTGCCCCCAGCCTATGAGCGGGGAAATGGGGGACTACATTTACCCGGCCTTCCTGCCCGCCCTGCCGGCGGTCCTGAGCGTGGCCGCCCTGGTGGCCGTGCTGTACCTGGTGTGGCGCATCGTGACGGCGATCAAGGAGAGCGTCCAGTTGGTGCCCGAGCCGGCCCGCACCGTGGCCGTGGCCGGGGGCGGGGTAGGCGTGGCCGCCCTGGGCCTGGGGGTCCTGGTGCTGGCCGTGGCCGGCCTGAGGAGGGGACATGGCTAGGAAGAGGAAGACCAAGCGGAAGACGCGGCGGAAGACCCGGAGGTAGCGATGCTCAAGCTTCGGCTCCCCGAGGAGCTACTGGGCGAAGAGGCCACCCTGGAGGGCCCGGGCTCACCCCCTCAGGAGGTGCGGGCCGTGCCCATGGAGGGCCCCCTGGACCCCGTCTTGGAGGAGGCGGTGGAGTCCCAGCCTCAGGTGCCCCCCCCAAAGCCCCCCAATGAGGAGGAAGAGCCCCCCCAGGAGGCCCGGCCAAGCCCCCAGCCCGGCCCGGCCCGGCGGGGAAAGCCGCTTGGCCTTCTGGCCGCCCTGGGGGCCGGGGCCTTGGTGGTGCTGGGCGTAGCGCTGGGAGGAGGTGTGAATGCAAACGTGGGAGGAACCGCAGGCGGGGCCGCCCCCAGGCCCCCCGCCCCCCCCTCCACCGGAAGCGGAAGCCTCTGGGAGTGAGGGCGGGGGCTTCCAGGACCTGCCCGGGGAGGAGGCAGGGGGGTTTGAGGAGCTTCCGGCGGTAGAGCCCGTCGTCCCCTTCACGGGGGAGGAGATCGCCGGCGGCGTGGCCTTCGCCCTGGTCTTCGGCCTCAGGCTCCAGAGCCCTGAGGAGGTGGCGGCCTTCCAGCGGGCCTTCCAGGCCGGGGTGGGGGGCCTCCTTCCCCCGGCGGCGGTCCTGGACGCCCTGAAGGTGGGCGAGGCCCTGGCCGCCTACGGGATAGGGAAGAACCGCCTACCTATGGGCGGGGTGGAGAACCTTCCCCCCTGGCTGCGCATCCTCCTGGGAGGCGCGGCCCTGGCCATGGCGGCCTACGGAGGTGTGCGTGCGGTTCAGGAGGTTCGCGCTACCCGCGCTGATACTCCTTCTCCTGGTGGTGGGGCTGTCCCGGCCTAAGCCGCCTAAGAAGCCCGGGACCCCTGTGGTCAACAGCAACAAGGAGGAGGAGCTTCACCCAGAGCTGCGCAAGCGCTGGAGGCTGGCCGCGGCGGAATACGCCCGGCGGTTTCCGTCCCTTCCCCGGCCGTACCTGGCCTACGCCTACCGCTCCATGGAAGAGCAGGCCCGCCTCTACGCTGTGGGCAGGGCGAGGCCGGGGCAGCTGTACGTGGCGCATGGAGTGGACGGCAAAAGCTACCCCGTCATCGCCCCCAGCTTGAAGGAGTTTCCCGACTGGCGCATCATCACCAACGCCCGGCCCGGTCAGTCCCTCCACAACTACAGGCCGGCCCTGGCCTTTGACGTGGCGTTCCAGGACGGCAAAGGAGGGTTCTCCTGCCTGGAGTGCTTTCAGAAGTTCGGCCAGATAGCCAAGTCCTATGGCTTGGAGTGGGGCGGCGACTGGCGGGTCAGAGATTACCCCCACTTCCAGCCCCCCAACTACACCTGGCAGATGGCCCAGGCCGGCGTTCCGCCAAGGTTTACGAAGGAGGTTTGAGGATGTCCAGTCAGTCCCCTAGCCCAAGCGCCTACATCGTCCTTGATCCTGGACACGGGGGGAGCGACCCCGGGGCGGTGGCCCCGGACGGAACCAAGGAAAAGGACCTGAACCTGGCCCAGGCCCTCACCCTCAAGGAACACCTGGTGGCCCTGGGCTACCGGGTGGGGTTCACCCGGGCGGGGGACGTCTACGTCCCCCTTACCGAGCGCATAGCCCGGGCCAAGGCGATGGGGGCCCGGGTTTTCATCAGCGTGCACCACGACACCCCCACCGCCACCCGGGCCGGGGTCTACTACTCCCCGCACCCCCTCTCCCAGGGCCTGGCCCAGGTGGTCCAGGCCGCCCTGGGGGCCGGGGCCTGGGCCCTCCCCTCTTCCGCGTCCCGCTTCGGGCGGCTCTACATAGACGACTTCCCCGGGCCGGCCGTCCTCATAGAGTTCGGGCCCACCCGGCCCGTCTCCAGGGAAGAGCGAATAGCCCGGGCCCGGGCGGTGGCCTCCCCCATCGCTGAGTGGGTCAGGAGGGCGGTGGTATGAGCGAAAGGAGGTTCAGGTGATCCGCAGACAGCAGATCTGCCGCGTGGTCTACCGGGACAAACGGGGCCGGTTCATCAAGCCCCCTGAGATTCCCAAGAAGGTGGAGCTTTCCCCCGTCCCCCGCCCCATGCGGGTCAACCGGGGGGTGGGGGAGATCGTGGCGGTGGAGGAGACCCCCAAGGGCGTGAAGGTCCGGTTTGTTCCGGACCTGGAGACCCGGGCCCTCATCCGGGAGGCCAAGCGCAACAAGGACCGAAAGACCCTCAAGCAGATTCGGGAGTGGCAGCGGGAAGTCACGCGCCTGGCCGCGGACGACTACATCAAGGCCAAGCGCTCCGGGGAGTGGGACCGGCGGATGGAGAAGGCCCATCACGCCTACTACTCCTCCAAGGGGGGGCAGACCGCGGCGGCCAACCGCAAGAAGGTGGAGGCCCTGGCCGAAAAGTTCAGGAAGCAGGACACCACCACCCTCCTGACCCTCTACCGGCGGTTGGGCGGAAGCGAGCTGGAGAAGCGGGCCATCGCCCAGGTGCTGAAGGAGCGGAACATTGAGGTGTACCAGCCCAAAAGGAGGCGATGATGGAGTTTGCCAAGGAGAACCCCTTTCCCCTGGCCGTCCTGGCTGGCGGCCTGTACCTGGGCCTGGGGCGGCTGAAAAACCTGAGGGAGGGCAAAGGCTGCCCCAAGTGCGAGACCGCCCAGGCCGTGGTGGCCTTCGCCCTGGCCGCCTGGGCCGGCTGGGAGGTGTGGCGGGCCTGGAATGGGCGGTAGGCAGACCTTCCGGCTCCTCATCATCGGGAAGTCTGGGTCGGGGAAGAGCACCCTGGCCCGGCAGGTCATCCGGGCGATGGAGGGCCGGTACCGCCACCTGGTCATCGTCAACCGCAAGACCGAGTTTGCCGAGCTGGCCGAGGGCCGCTTCCGGGTCAAGGAGGACGGCGACCCCGGCCCCGCCCTGCGGCGTTACCGGCGGGTCCACTTCCACGTCACGGGCTACGACCCCCGCCCCTTTCTGGACGCCCTGGGCCAGGAGCTGATGCGGATGCGGGACGTCCTTTTGGTGGTGGACGAGGCCCACCAGTTCTTCCCCCGGGGGCAGGTGCCCAAGGGGCTTTTTGAGGTCCTCACCGGCGGGCGGGAAAACGGCCACAACGTGGTCTTCGTCACACAGATGCTCAAGGGGGCCGTGGGGGGGATAGACCCCGGGGTGCGGCGCCAGGCGAGCCACCTGGTGGCCTTCCGGGTCACCGAGCCGGCGGAGGTGGCCTCGGTGGCGGAGATGTTCCCAGAGCTGGGGGAACGGGTCCAGCACCTGCGCAGGCCCGAAGGGGGCCTGCCCCCTGAGTACGGTGTGCGGGATCTGGACCGGGACCGGTCCGGGCTGGTCCTCAGGGACCCCCGCGACCCCAGGCGAAGGGTGTGGGTGCCCTTGTGATGGGCGTTTCTACGATGCGTACCTACGATGCGTACCTACGGGCCGCGCCCCAGTTTCGGGGCGCACCTACGCATGGCCCCTACGGCTCGGAGTTGATTTGGGCGGCCCCTTCCTTCCAGCATGGGCCGCAGAGGAGGGCAGATGGCGGAAGCGGCGAATCTGGCGGCGCAGGAGATGCGCAAACTGGCCACCACCTCTAACCCCTTAGAGGTGGTGCAGAACCCCATCGTGGTCTCCGTGAGCCTGGGGATCTTCGGGGCCTATATGGCCCGGAAGGCCCTCTACCGCTCCAGGAGGGACCTCTTCGGTTGGGCGGCCAAAGGCCCGGACGGGCGCGTCCGCTACTACGCGGTGGGCCCGGATGGGAAGCCCGACACCTCCAAGGAGGTGCCGAGCGCCTACACCAACCGGATTCTCCTGAATCTGGGCGGCGTGCTTCTGGGGTCGCTCCTCATCAACAACAAGCTCACGGATGATCCGATGGTGGACTACATCGGCCTAGGCGTGGCGGCGGGTTCCTTCGCGAACCTGCTGATGGCGGTTTTGAACGTGGACTAGGAGGTAAAGGATGCAGGAGGCTTTCAACCGAATCAAGGCTCTTAGGCCCGGGGCCCGGCCCGCGACCATCCTCCGGTCGGGGCCGGAGTTCAGCGTGTACAGCGGGACCCAGCGGGTGAAGGTGGGAGAGTTCGTGGTCCCGGCGGGGGCTTCGTGGGTCCTCCCCAACCCCGTCCCGGTCATCCTCAAGCTCTACGACACCGGTGGAAACCAGCTCCCCCACACCACGGACGTCTTCCTGGCCAAGCGCACGAAGGGCTTTGACTTCCCCGAGTTCCTGGCCAAGGTCCAGTACGCCAGCTACTACGACCTCACCGAGGCCCAGCTGCGGGACGCCAAGTTCTACCAGAACATCCTCCAGACCCTCTCTCCCCTGCGGGCTCCCCAGCCCCCCCAGGGCGTGGTCCTGCGGGAGGGGGACGTGCTGGAGGTCTACGTGGAGGCCCCCGCGGGCGTCACCGTCAACCTGAACGACCCCAGGACCCGGATTGAGCTGCCCATCGGGGTGGACAACTCCAACCCCACCCTTTAGGAGGTGAGCATGGGCGTTTTTGACAGGATCAGGGGGGCCCTCGGCCGGGGGCTGGACGTCTTCCGGGGGGACCTGCCCCAGGTCCAGCCCCCCGCGCCCCAGCCCGCCCCCGCCCCGGCGATCACCCCGGCGGCGGTGCAGGTGGGGGGCTGGGGGTTCGCCTGGATTGACAACGAGGACTTCTCCCCTACCGGCCTGGCCTGGCGGTCTGGCGAGTACTTCGCCCTGGCCCAGATGAAGACCCCGGAGACCGCCCACTTCCGCATCGCCGCCCAGGAGCGGCGGCTGCGGATCTACCTGCGCGGGCAGAAGGTGGTCAACGGCCGGAACCTGAGTGACCCGGACAGCCGCACCGTCAACCTTCCCTTCCTGATGCAGACCCCCCAGGGGGCGCCGACCCTCCCCTCTACCTACCACCCGGACGTGGCGGTCTGGGCCAAGGTGGGGTCTACGTGGCAGCCCTGCGTCATCACCGCCATCAACTACTCCACGGGCGACGTGACCTTCACCGAGCCCGCGGGGGTGACGGCCTCGGACGGCATAGAGATCTACTATGTGCACGGGGACGGCCAGTTCCGCCTGCGGGTGGCCCGGGACGCGGGCGGGGTGGACGACAGCGCGGCCACCGTCTTCAACCAGTCCTTCAGCACCATGCACTCGGTGGACCAGAACAACGTGGAGACCATGATCGCCTGGCCTCAGCAGGTGGAGCTGGTCCCCGGCACGCGGCTGGTCCTGGAGGTCTTCACCACCCAGGTGCCTATGGTCTGGAACGAGCGGTCCGGCCACTACATCCAGATCGCCGCCATGGGGCGGCGCATTGAGGTGCTGGACAAGGGGGGGCTCCAGAGGCTCGCCGAGCTGGAAGCCCGGGGCGGTCTGTGAGGGCAAGGAGGTGAGGCGTGGCCTTCTCCATAGGCAATACCCTCAACTCCAGTCAGGGCCTGGGCTCCTCCGGGTCTGGCGATTTCTCCATCGCCAACGCTTACCCGGCGGGCCTTTCCTCTCCCAGCCCCTCGGATCCCCTGTGGCTCCAGATCCTCTATGGGCTTCAGCAGGCGGCCTCCGTCATTGACCCCTACATCCTGACCGAGCAGGAAAAGGCCCAGATGGACCTGCAGCGGGCCCAGTTGGAGCTGCAGCGGGCCCAGCTGCGGGCGAGCATCCGCACCGAGCCCGCGGTCCCCGTGTGGGTCTGGGTGGTGGTGGCGTTGGCGGGGGTGGCCCTCCTGGTGGTCCTCTTGAGGGAGTGAGCGATGGGCATCGTGGCGGGCATCGCGGCTGGATTGGGCGCATTGGGAAACCTCCTGGACGACTTTATCTTCACCGACCAGGAGCGGGCCCAGATTGAGGCCCAGAAGCAAGCCGCCCAGGCCCAGGTGGAGGCGGCCCGGCTGGCCCAGGAGAAGGCCATGCTGGAAGCCGCCTCCCGGGCCCGCCAGGCCCAGGCCCTGATGGTCCTTGGGGTTACCCTCGGGGCCGCCATCGTGGTGGCGGCCCTGGTCTGGAGGTCTGCATGAACAGCGACACCCTTCTCGGCATCGCTGCCATTGGAGCGGTGGGGATCGGCGGCTTGATCGCCCTCAGGATGCTGGACCCTTCCCGGCAGCCCGTGGCCAACCCCGTGGCCCAGCCGGTGGTCCCTCCGAGCTACCAGCCCGCCCTTCCCCCCTCCTCCCAGCCGGCGACGGGCTACCCTGTCCCGACCTATCCCTCCCCTACCCCGGTGGCCCCCACGCCCTACCCTCAATACCCCACGCCGACTCCGACCCCAACCCCTGCGCCTCCCACTCCTACGCCTCCCCCCACCATCACCAAGGGCCAGCTTTGCGCGGACCTGAAGGCGCAGCTCCAGAAGGTCCAGTCCCTGGCCGAAGACACCCAGAAGAAGATGAACGACCTGGTGGCCAAGGGAAGCAGCGCTGACAAGAACTGCTGGAGCTACGCCAAACGGGAAGCCTGTGGGATTTTTGACATATGCTCCCCCGCCCTGTGGGGCAACTACGACGCCTGCATGCGCTACGTGAAGGGGGAGGGGGCTCGGCCGGGCAACCTCTTCAACTACGACGACTCCCGGGCGGTGGACCAGGCGCACCAGGAGTACGCCAAGCTCAAGAGTGAGCTGGAGACCTACCAGGCCCAGATTGACGGGCTCAAGAAGCAGCTCCAGCAGCTGGCCTTGGAGGGGGTGGTCTGCTGATGGAGTGGAAGGACCTCCTGGACTCAGGCGTGGCCGTGGTGGGCTTCCTGGCCTTTCTGCGCCTGGTCTTCGTGGACGTGGCCGAAATGAAGCGCGGCCTGAAGTCCATGGAGGAGGCGGTCCGTGAGCAGAACGCCCTTCTGTCCCGGGTGGTGAACGCGGTGGAGGCCGTGGCCCTCCGGGACGTGGGGCAGATAAGGAGGAAGGATGGACGGTAAGACGCTTCTTCTGGTGCTGCTGGGCGGCGGGGTGGCGGCCTATCTGGCCTACTCCCTGGCCAAGCGGGCCCCGGCCTCCCCATCCAGTGGCGGGGGGACCGGGGACGCCGGCCAGACCCCCCCGGCGGTGGTGGACTATGGGGACGCCGGGGCGGGCCTGGGGTTCGGTCTGGGCAACCTGGGGCAGGACGCCCTCTGCCGGGTGGCGCCCAGCCTTTGTTCCTGGTGGTGGAACCCCGCGCCCCAGCCCGCCCCTACCCTTTGGTGAGGTGAGCGGTGCGAACGGCGGTTCTTCTGGCGATGCTGGGCGGTGCGGTCCTGGGGGTCTACCTGGCCCGAAGGGGGGCCTCCCCGGCTCCCGGCGGGCCGGCCCCCTCCCCGGCGGGGGGGCAGGACCGGATCTGCCCCCAGGTGATTGCGACGTGCGCTGACGGGTCCGAGGTCCCCACCCCGTGCGACTGCGCCGGGCGGGGCGGGGTGGCCCGGTTGGGAGGTATCGCGTGAGCCTTCATGACCTGATTCCTTCTGGGCAGGTGTGGCTGGTCTGGGCCCTGCAGGCGGCCCTGACCGTGGGGGTCATCGCCCTGGTGGCGGGCCTCCTGGTGCGGCTGGTGAGCCTCATCCCCGGGGTGGGGCCGGTCCTTGCAGGGATCATCCGCATTCTGGCTTCCAACTACGAGCGGTGGCTTTCCGAGCGCGTCCCCAAGCTGGCCGAGCAGGCGGTGCTGGCCGTGGAGGAGCGCTACCGCGCCACCACCCTGCCCCCTCAGGAGCGGGCGGCGGCCAAGTTGGAGGAGGCGGTGCGCACCCTGCAGGAGCTTGCCCCCGGTCTTTCCCGGGACATCGCCCAACGACAGATTGAGGCCGCCCTGGCCCGGATCCGGGCCATGGGCATGGAGCAGAAGGCAGGAGGTGGCAGATGACCTTTAGCGACGGCGTTCAGCTGGGAGCCGGCTTCGTGGTGGGGGCCGGCCTGGTCTGGCTGGGCCTCATCCTCATCCTGGCCCTGATCGCGGCGGTGGCGGGAGGTAAGAAGGATGCCTGAGGCCCCCACCTTCTGGCAGAGCTACCGGCAGGGGCTGGCCGTGGGGCTGGGGCTCCTCACCGTCTATCTGCTGGTGGTCATCCTGCTGGGGGCCTTCGTGGTACGACCTGCGCTTGAAAACCTGGGGCAGGCGGGCCAGTCTGGGCCTGGAGGTGCGGCATGTTCAACCTCTTGGGTTTGAAGCCTGAGGACATCCAGAAGATGGGGGGAACCCTGCAGGGGGCCTTCTCCCAGATGCAGGCCGACATGGCCTGCGTCAAGGACCAGCTGGCCGCCATCCAGCGCACCCTGGAGTACGAGTTCGGCCGGCCGAGGCGGGACCTCCAGGGCCACGATCCGGCCCGCATGCCCCTGGTGGCCCAGGTGGCGGTGGGGGCGGGGGAGGCCCGGGCGGTGGACGTGACCGGTCTTTTGGGAAAGCCGGCCACCCGGGGGCACATCGTGAACATCGGGGACACCCGGGCCGCCCTTTGGTTCTCCTTTGGGCCCCAGCGGGTGGGGCCCTACATCCTCCTCCCCGCGGCCGCGCTGGACCTCTCCTTCGCCCTGGAGGTTCTGGAGGTGGGGGGCGCGGGGGAGGGGCCGGCGGTAGTGCAAATCCTCTTCCAATGACCCCGGTACGCACCTACAAGCGCGGAAAGACCTACGCCCCGGAGGTCCAGCTGGCCCCCGGGCCCCGGTCCATGGGGGACACGGGGGACGGGTCCTACCTCACCCTCTACGGCTACGCCTGGCTGGGCCTCCTGGACCGGAAGGAGAACCGCTTTCGCCTCTTCCAGGCCCAGGTGCCCGGGGAAGGCCCCTGGCCCCTCTCCGACCCCCGGGGCCCGGACGTGGCCGTCTGGGTGGAGCAGGAGGTCCCTCCCCTCCCCCACGACCCCCGGGAGGTCCGGCACATGGCCCTGGCCTTTGACCAGGCGGCCCGGCACGTTCTGGCCTACGAGCGGGGCGGCCAGGTCTGGGTGCGGCAGTGGGACCCCGTGTCCCAGGTTTTCGTCATGCGGGGCCCCTTCCCCGGGGTGGACCCGTTCCTCGTCCAGGACGCCACCGTGGGCTACTTCCCCCCAGACTCGGACGTCCTCCTCTTCCACCTCTCCCCGGACCGCACCGCCCTGGTCATGCGGGCCCAAAGAGAGCTGTACGCCACCCCCCACGTCATAGAGACCTTCCCCAGCCCGGTGGTCCTGGATCAGGCGGTGGCCCTGCCCTACCAGATTGAGCTTCTGGGCTCCTTCCTGGACGCCCTGGGCGAAACCGGGGTGGTGGTCCGGTCCGAGGTCTACCCGGTGCGGGTGGGGGACGCTTTGGGGCCGGCCACCTTCACCGCTCCTGCCACCGGGGCCTACATCCCGGTGGTGGTCATTCAGGACCTGGGGACGGACACCCTGGGTACCGGCGCTTTCGCCGCCCCCACCACGGGGGCCTACATCCCGGTGGTGGTCATTCAGGACCTTGGAACGGAGGCGCTGGGTTCCGGCACTTTCACCGCTCCGTCTACTGGGGCCTACATCCCGGTGGTGGTGGTCCAGGACCTCGGGACAGAAGCCCTGGCCACCGGCACCTTCACCGCGCCCGCCACGGGGACCTATGTCCTGGTGGTGGTGGTCCAGGACTTGACCGCCAGCCAGTACACCGACGGCTTGGGGTACGAGGCCCTGGGTACCGGCACCTTTGCCGCCCCCACCACGGGGAGCTACACGCTTGCATAGGAGGAGAACATGGGACGCATCATTCTGGTGAGACCGCTCTTACCGCCACCCCCGCAACTTACGGCCCGCTTGCAGCCCCAGTACCTGCATTGGCAGGTGGGGCGCTACCGGGAACGCCTGACCAGCGGCCCCGGTGGGTTGGGGCGCGGGAAGGTCTGGGTGGTAGACAAGGAGGGGGAGCAGCACAACCTCATCCTCACCCAGACCTACGACAGCCTCATCCCCCTGTACGGCTTCCTGGACATGCTGCGCTACGCGGCTGTGGGGACTGGCTCTACGCCGCCAGACCCCTCCCAGACGGGGCTTGCGAACGAGGTGCGCCGCACGCTGAACCTAGCCACAGGCTACTCGTACTACTACATCCCCACGCGCATAGCGGATGGCGTGGCGGACATCCTGGCCGCCCGTGAGTTCACGGAGGCGGAAGTGGGGGGGCTAAACCTCACCGAGTGGGGCTTTGGGCCGCGTGCCGCAAGCGGAACCGGCTCCAACCCGCGTCTTGCCGTCCGAGAGCTGTTCAGAGATGGTAGCGGCAACCCCATCGTGCTCACCCTAGCCACAGACCAGCGACTCAGGCTCTTATACAAGATGCGCCTCACCGTTGGGCCGGTTACGCCACAGGCCGTTTCCATCAACATCAGCGGCATCGGAGTAAGGACCGGGAAGCTGGTGATGCGGAAGTACATTCCCACCAGCGCCGACCCATTCACCAGATGGCGCGAGCCGCAAAGCTCCGGCCCATCCTACTACGCAGACTTCGGCGACATTGCGACTTTAGACGGGTTCGCCCGCCAGACCGCCTTTGGCGTTACCGGCGGCCACATCATCCACGTCGTTTCCGGAACAAACCCGTCCACATACTACAACAACACCACCGCGTTCACCAGCAACCTTTACAAGGCTATCGCCTACCAGAGCTACGTGGCTAATAGCCGCCAGCGCAAAAGCCAGCCAGTAGTTTGGCTATCAAGCGAGGCCAACACCACCATCTACGGGATTGGCATCGGTTACAACTGGTATCCGTCGCCCCTCCTCATCTTTGACCCCGGTCAGGAGTTCGCCAAGTCCAACCTCTACAAGCTCCAGATTGACGAGTGGACGCTTACCTGGGGGCCGTGATGGTGCCGGGCGGATGGGCTAACAGAACCGCAGTCTTACCCCCTTCCCGCCCCGTGCCGGGGCAGGAGGTGGGAATCTTCCCTCAGGCCAGGCGGGACGGGCGGCATGTGCCGGGGGCCGAGGCCAAGGGGGGGCAGGCCCGCTACTGGGACCTGAGCGGCTTCGTGTGGTACTGGGCGGGGGGGATGCTCACCCTCAACCGGGGGCAGAAGCGGATTCGGCGCACGTCCAGGGGGGCGGAAGATGCCACGCACGCCCAAGGGTAGGCTCAGCATCGCCGCGGTGGTCCTGGGCGGGGTGGCCCTGGCCGCCCTGGCCCGGCCCAGGGGCAGCGTTTCTTCCTCCTCTCCCTCCCCTTCCCCGGCCGGGCCGTGCGACTACCAGCCCGGGGCAGGGCTGGCGAAGACCTATGAGGACCTCGTAAACCGCATTCACCAGCGCATCCTGGAGGTGCGGAAGGACCTGGGGACGTGCATACCTGCGACCGGCACCCCCTGCTCCGTGGTGCTGGCCAGCGCCCTGGCCAGCAGCGTTAACTTCGGCATTCCCCCGGACATCGCCACGGCGTTGGCATGGCGTGAAAGCCGCTTCGGGCTCTACCTGGAGACCGAGCGCATCGTAAAGGCCCTCAATCAAGGCCGGTGCACCTCTGCCTCGGGGACAGAGATCGGTCCTTTGCAGGTCAAGCCGGCGGCGTTCTGCCAAACGGGCCGAGACCCCCGGAAACTCCTCTCCATGGACATGACGGGCCGCATCTGGTACGCCGTCCAGGCCGGCCTGGCCTACCTGGAGTGGCTGAAGGGGCAGTTTCCGGGCCTGGCGTGGCGTGAGCTTCTCCAAGCCTACAACGTGGGCCCCACCGCCTACCGGCAGGGCAAGCGGAACCCGAGCTACGCCTGCGATATCATCGCCCAAGCGAATACATACACCGAGCTGAAGGTGTAGATAAGGTGTCAAAGGACTTCCCCGGGGCCTTATGGACCCCGGGGATTTGCCTTCTCCGTGCTGGTGGGCGATGGTGGACTCGAACCACCGACCTCACGCTTATCAGCACTAAAAGGTCATGAGCCTAGGGAAAGGGCAAAACCCGGCTTGCGCCCTAGGTGACGGCCTTTTTGCCTCGCCTTACCTGGGGCATCCCTTGGTAGCCCATACTCCTAAACTACGTCACCTGCTTCTAGCTACTCTTGACTAAACACTAATGAAAGGCTATCATGCAGGCATGAGGGTCTACACGGTAGATGAAGTGGCCCGCATCTTGCGCGTGCACCCCCTCACCGTGCTTCGGTACATCAAGAGGGGCCGGTTGCGGGCTAAGAGGATAGGCCGTGGGTACCGCATAACCGAGCGGGAGCTGAATATTTTTTTGGGCTTGGATAGAAATGAGTTTCTAAGCCCCCAGGAGGGCTCCGATGCTTAGCCCCTTCCTCCTTACCGCGGTCTACCTTCTCCTCGCCGTTCTGTTCTACGCGGTGCTTGCGGTCTACGTCCGGGCCCGCTACCCGGAGCCCGGGCCGGCGGCGGTGGTCCTCATGGCGCTTCTGGCCGGCCTCATGGCCGTGGCGGCCGTGTCGGTTTTGGCCCTCGGAGGTGGGAGATGAAGGACTCTTGGCTCTGGCGTTGGGGGCTGGACCTTTTGGGGGGGATTTTGGGGGGCATCATCTTGGGCCTGGCCCTTCGGTACGCCCCGCAAGGGGGGTGGTAGCGGTGCGGCTCATGCTCTTGAAGGACGTTTCCCAGGCCACGGGCATTCCCCTGGAGACCCTGCGGCGGGCCGTCCGGGCCCAGCCGGGGAACCCCATGCACCTGCCCCACGTCCGGCTGGGAAAGGGGCAGGTCTACGTCAAGGAGGAGTGGCTGGAGGAGTGGCTGAACCGCCTTCGCTCGGACGCGGTCCTGGCCAGGGGCCACGTGACCACGGCTGACCAGCTGAAGGCGGCCATCAAGCGGTTGGAGCGGCGCAAGGGAGGTGCGGTATGACCCAGACACAGACCCTCAGGCGGTACGAGCGGGCCCTGCGGATCGCCCTGCAGCGGGCCCAGGTCCCCACGGAAGAGGAGCTGAAGGAGGAGCCCAACCTTTTGGGCGCTTGGGAGGCCACCCTGGAGGCGTACGAGGAGGAGCGCCCAGACGACCCCTTCGTTCAAGCGTGGCGGGACGTAGAGCGCATCGTGAACGTCCTCGAGGCCATAGAGCGGGAAATGGGCATCCCGCACCTCCGCCCCGTCCCTACGCATCGGC